TTGACACTCTGAAGGATGAGAGAAGACCACGCGAGAAAGTCATGGCAGGCAAGACGCGTGTTTTCGCCGCTGGACCTCAAGACTTCACGCTTCTTTTTAGGAAGTACTTTCTTGGATTCATCGCGAACACGGAGGCAAACAGGATCGAAACCGAGATCTCTGTTGGGACCAATGTCTATTCTTTCGATTGGGCTCGTACTGCAGCAAAAGTGAGTCGAGTAGGCGATAAGGTGATTGCTGGTGACTTCAGTAATTACGATGGGACGCTACAACCTGCCATCTTGCAGGCTATACTAACGTGCGTCCAGGACTGGTATGATGACGACGAGGAGAACCAATTGGTCAGAAGAGTCTTGTGGAATGATATCGTGAATTCGATTCACATCTGCGAGGACAATGTGTACCAATGGACTCATTCGCAACCCAGTGGTTGCCCGATGACTGCTATCCTCAACTCCTGTTACAACTCTTTGTCGATGAGGTATGTTTATCTTCTCTGCGCTGAGAAGTACTGCCCTGAGATGGCGACGATGATGGACTTTGCGAACCATGTTTCTATGGTTTCGTATGGGGATGATAACATTATCAACGTCTCAGACACTATCTGTGAGTGGTTCAATCAGCTCACCATGGCAGAAGGATACAAAGAGATTGGAATGGAGTATACAGATGAAGCAAAATCGGGATCACTGGTGAGGTGGAGGAATATCAGTGAGATCGCCTATTTGAAGAGGACTTTTCGCTACGAGTCCCAACTGCGGAGACTTATCGCACCGTTGGCTGAGCAAACTTTGACTGACATGAGACTATGGATTAGGGGGACTTCAAATCCAGTTGAAAAGACACTGGAAAACTGCTTGAACGCTTGTTTTGAAGCATCTCTTCACGGAGAGGAATTCTACAACAAGTTCGAGCGCGAGACAAGGTTTGCGTGTAATCTAGCCGGAGTCGGACCTTTTAGGCCTGGTTCCTGGTTGGAATGGATTGGACCAAGATTGACGAAAATGACTCTGATTACAGCAGCAGAGTCGTTGAATGACGCAAGAGCTGAAGCATGGGCTTTGGATGAAGATCAAATGAG